GTAGGAAGCAAACGATGGATTGATCGCTCGGTACTTCTTGATAAGTATCTCGTAATGGTATTTAATCCCGAAAGCGTAGTCTTCCCCGTTTGACGTAAACCAGCAATTATAAGGATCGATAATCCCATTTTCATCAGCTTCTAGGCTAATTCCACTGATTTGATTGATAATATTTTCGATACACTCGTCAATCGAGTTGGGATCTTCTGGTGGTCTGCCAGGACGAGGATCAAGAGGTTCATGAAGTAAGAAAAGATACCGAGAAACCGCCCCATCAACATCATTAGATAAATCAAGATATTTTCTAAGTTTCTCGACTTGTATCCCACCTAATTTATTAAGTGTTTGGCCGTCTAGATAGTATCGATTATCTTTGTTTACGCGGTCAAAAGTATTTCGGATAGGGCCATTCCAGTTGCTCAAATCTCGTTGCCGGTCATTCCCTTTACCACCTGATCGGTACTGATTTAATCCCTCGAAAAATCCCGATAGCTCATCATATACGACTACCCCACCTTGCCAAGAAGGTTGTGAGGACATTGTTTTTAAAATACCATCAAGAGTACCTTCATCATAAAACCACCGACGCGCCTGACAGTGTTCTTTTTCGTAAAGACGAGGGTTAATTTCAGCGTTTGTTTTGTTTGCCTTGCGATCTGACGCTGACATTTCTTGCCATGCAACTTTTAGATCATCTAGCTTAGATTCTTCTTTAGTAACTCTCTTCTGCTCGGCTAAATCTTTTCTTTTTAAAACCCGACAAACTTCATTTTGAGTGAGAGTCTTGCCAGTAGAAACCCCGCCCAAGTCGGCGCAATAGAATATCGGGTATTCCTTCCAGCATTCCCTCTCCCTTGCGGTAGTTCGGAGGTTAATCGCAAACCGGCTACCCAGAATAGCTCCTAGTATTGGCCATAAAGAATGTAGTAATCTGATTGGGGGTTGATTTAATGTCTTGGCACGACTTATAATCGCTTCGGCTAAAGGTTTCGGAAGTATTTCAGAAAGATCAATCTCTTTTTTCTGGTAATGCTTACCTTTCAGGAACCCTTCTAATCCTGATTTAATAGCGTCCCCTTCTGCTATTTCTGTTTTACGGATTTCAATTAAATGCCGTATTTCTGCTGGTTTCTTACCAGTAGCTTTTGCCCACAGTTCGACTTTTTCTTGCCACTGAGTTCGGGTAATTTCGTCTTGCCCAATACAGCCGTCAATAGCTGTTATTAGGTCTTGAAAAGTCATCGTTTCTGTTACTGTGACTTCTTTTTCTTTGCTCTCTTTTATTTCTTTTGGTTCATCAACTATTGAGGCTAATAATTCCTTAAGATCGATTTTCTTTTCCTCAATCCAATTAAGAATATCTACCCCTTGAGAATCTGGTAAATGATTCCACAAAGGAGAATCTGGATACGCATAAAGCCATTTTGCATCGGGGAAATCTTGATAAATTTTCTGGCAGTGAGACACTCCCCCTTTGTCACGATCAGGACATAAAATCAGATTTGCTCCCTTTAAAGCTTCCGTGTGGGACGGTTGCCATTTTTTTGATCCGCCTATATTACAAGTGGCAACTAATCCTAGAGATTCTAGTTTCTCTACCTTAGTCTCACCCTCAACTATGAAAATCTGGATTCCTTCCTTGATAGCCTTTTCTAGCCGATCTTGACGGTAAAGAGGTATATCTTTGTACTTAATATCGCCTATGCCCCATTCCCAAGTTTTACCATTATCTGTAGAGTGCTTCTGTTTAATATCCTTTTTCCAAATACCATCTTCTTGATAGTCTTTGCGGTACACGCAGATTCTCACCCCACTGGTAAGGGAAGGATAAACGAAGTATTGAGTTTTTTCTGTTTTGTAGTCGGAAAATTTGACTTCTTTCTTGAGATAGTAGAGCGGTGTACCCTCACTATCTACTTTGCTCGATTTTTCCCATCCCGGTGCGGGTTCGTGATCTCGATTGCAGACCGAGAGTAAATTGCCGTCTTCAGATGTGTACATATAGCACCAATCAGGCTTGCCACAGTGGGGACAAGGATTGTTTTTGTCGATCTTGACACGATTCGAGGATTGTGTTACCATAAATGTTATTGAAATAAAAAAAAAGTGTTTTGTTTACAGACCCGCTTCCGAGCGGGTTTTTTGTTGGGTGGAGTGGTAGGAAACAAATCAAAGTATCTACTATCCTAGCAGAATTTTCTTGATCGGTAAATACTACACTTACACTACATCTGTAAATCCTTGCTACGCTTAGGCTTTAGGCTATGTAAGGAGTTGTAAAACGCAGCTTCGCCCTCTTTTCTAGCATTGAGTTCGGCATCAATGGGGATAAAAAGGTAGGATTTTAGTGCAATCTCAAACACTTCTTGGGTCTTTAGGTCTAAAACCTCAGCCCTTTGACAAATTTCAGCCCATAGCTCTCGTTTTACGCGGACTGAAACAACTTTTATTGGGGCATCTTGATTAGCGGACATAGTTTAATCTACAGAATTTTCTATATTGTAGCATAAAAGCTGAGATTGATCGTAAGTTTTTTGTAAGTTTTTTGTAAGTTTTTTGCAGGGTAGTGTAAGATAAGGGTATCTTATCAAAATACACTTTTATGGCTACACCACGATTCAATAGCGACGGATCACCCCGAAAACGAGTAAAAAGTTCGGCTCTGACAGAAAAAGGGATAAGCAAAATGTCCGACACTATTAAGGCAAAAAGAATGGGGCTAGGTATGACCCAAGCCGAATTTACTGAGTGGATACTAAAAGAAGGCCGGCGATTGGGATTACCTGGCACAGAATTTTCTGGGGGAGCGGTTCAAAACTGGGAGCTAAAAAATATCGCTAGTTGCCCTGATCTAGGGAATATGCGATTACTAGCTGCTGTATTTGGTCTTGATACAGATTCTTTTGTGAATTATCTTAATGGCGACTGGCCAACAATTCAGGATTTTCTAAAAGATCCAATCAATCAAAAAAAGGATTGTGTTAAAAATCCTAATTTAGTTCCCGAACTTTTTCAGGAAGCTGATACTCAAGTTAAAGCAAAGCTTGTAATTAAAGAAGTTGAGTCTCTTTACTCAAAGCTAGATGAGTTACAGAAGATGATTAAAGAGATCGATCTAGAAGATGTGAAAGCTTTTCTGTGTTCTGCCCCAAAAGATTTACAGAAAGAGGTTTATCAATATTTACAGGAGAAACTAATCGGAGCATAACAGAAAAGAACAGAGGGTTAACCCTCTGTTTTTTATTTGAGATTTATTGGAACATATCATTTGTTGCTTGATATGTTCTAACTGGAGTAAATCCTTGTTTATCTTTTCGGTTAATTCCATAATCACTTAAGTACGGACCGTAAAGGGGAATACTTTCTAAATGTCTATAATAATCCTTTAAGCTCCATCGGCTGCCATCAGAAAATACATAAACTGTATATCCGTAAACTATTTCAATTTTTTCTAGACTCCCAAGTATTCTTTTTGAATGAACACTTCTAAAAATCTTTTTTTCTGCCTGTTTTTTTTCTTGTTCTATTTTTTCTGGACTCAGTTGTACGGGGTCAAGCTGAGGCCACTCTGTGTGACGAGAAGGACAATCTGAGACGAAAAAAGACATAATACTCCTAATTGTTTTGATTTTTAGTTGATAACTGATAGCTAATTTTAAACTAATCTAACTTAGATAGTAAAGCTTCAATTGTTTTTAGCCCATTCCCCGCCGCTACACATCCGTCTTTAGAAGCTAAAAGCGACAAATCTACAAGTATTAATTCAAAAAAGACTGTTTTTTCTTTTTTACTAGCAAAGGGAAAAACTAAATCACCGACTACATCTGTTAGTTTTTCGGCCATTAGTGAAGTCTGTGTAGGATCGCTGTAATAGTCAATTTTTTGGCTCATTGTTTTTCTCTGATTTATTTAGTAATTTTCTACTGATAACTGATAGTTGATTCTACCTCAATCTTTCTACAGAATCAATAAGTTTTTCCCAAAGAGTTACAGGAAAATCTACGGTCATTGTATCATTGTCTGTTTGCCTTGCGTTCCCCTCGTTTACTAAGGTCATCAGCAGGTATTTAATATCCTTAGCTTTGGGAGTAAGTTTAACGGGTTTTGGCTCTAATTCGTCACTGGGTTTTACGTTTCCATCAGAGTCCAAAAAAGTTGGATTTTTAGACTCTATAAAGTTGGCTGTTACCGATTCGACTAATTCTCCAGTGGCTTTTATCCCTTTTTCTTCTGCTATAGCTACAGTCTCTAAAAGCACATTTTCTTTCTCCGAAAGCGTCAGATCATTTTTCCTTACAAGGTTGTGTAAAGTCGTTTCTGATACTTTACCTTCGATTGCTTTTAATGTCGGACTAGACATCGAAGAAATCTCTAGAGTCCGATCATATTCTGATTTTTTCCATCCAGTTTTTTCGCAAAACTGTTGGTAGGACTGTTCTTCAGTTAAACCAGCTAATCTATCCTCGTGTAAATGCCGTCTGATCAGTTTCGCTTTGTCGTACACCGATAGTTTTTCGCTATCAGTGCCGTAAGAAAGCATTTGATATTCTAGATCACGGACAGTCAATCCTCCAATTAGAGGCTTAATAATCGCCGAAACATTAGGAATAATAATTCCTTGAGACGCTAAAAGCAACCAAGCTAATACCCTTCGATGCCCGTCCATAGGAAACAGTCGATCACCGTCTGCAATCAAGTGTAAAGGTTGATAAATTGTTCCCGATGCCAGTATCTTATCGGCTAGTTCTTTAATTAACTCCAAGTCGTAGGTAACGCGGGTATTCCATCCGTTTTCCCCTGCGATAACCTCGATTAAATCGAGGCTAAAGGTTAAAAGAGTTTCATCAGGCAAGACGTGCATTTTGCCGTCGTTACGAAGCCCTATTCTTGGTCCGACAAAGTGACCATTGGCTAATCTGAAAGAAATTAGCTGGGGATCGACTACGATCAACTCTCCTCTTGCAGACCCATAAGTTCTGATTTTGTCTCTTGATTTTGCGCTCATTTTGTTACTCCTCAGTTGTGATTATTTTTAGTTGTTTCTTGCTTTATTCGTAGTCCCATCAATGGGAGAATGACATAACCCTCCTCTACAAGGTAACTAGCTATAACAAGAGATTGTAGAAAAAGACAATAGTTTTTCTTGAGAAGATTAGGTATTGCTACACCTGTTAAAATCGAAAAGATAAACTGGAATATAGCAGTTTTAAAACGCCAAAAACATCCTACTTTCCTATTTGAATCAGCGTCAATAAATGCACTGCTTAAAAGACATTCTATATCATTGTCATCTGCTTTGATTACGCTTTCATAAACTCTTTCTAGTAGTTTTGATGCAAAGGGGTTTTTTGATATTTTAAGAACTAAGCGATCAACATATTGCTTGGCTTCTGTTGGCAACTTAGCGTAGCTTAAGTTGATTAGCACTCGATAGGTCAGGTTTTTCATTTTTTTACTCCTTAGTTGTATTGTCGGTTATTTCTTTATACCAGCTTTTTTCTGCTAGAAAAATCGACGCTAGTGTTAAAGCTTCTCTGAAAAGATCAAAATCTTTTTTAAGAGGAGAAGGAATAGCAACTCCTGTACATATAGGCATAAGAATAGTTATAACCCAAAATTTAACCCGATTAATAAAAGAGAGATTCCATTTACCATCGAATAAGTACAGATAGACGTATCCTTTTTGTATATCTCCTTCCCACCACTAGATTAATATCTCGTTAGTTATTTGGCTAGTTTGAGATTTTTTTAATAAATCATCAATCCAATTTTTTGAGTCAAGAGATAATTCGAGATATTTATTTTTAATCATAAGCTTATATAGCTCCTCTTTGAGATGCGAGTTGATGTTCACTGTTTTACTCCCCAATTGTGCTAGTTTTTACTTTTAAGGCATTTTTAGGTCTTCATAGCGTTTTCCCCATTCGTTAACAAGAATCGTAATTTCTGGAAGATTAATCGCTTTACCTTTAATCCATATATACGGATTATTTGATTCTGATAAACTTGTTAATGTTTCAAATAGCAAGTTTGTAGATTTCAATTCTACAAATGTTAAATTAATCTTGATTACTTTTTTAGTCTTGCCAGAATCGCAAGTAATCTCAAAATCTGCCCTTAATTGCTGTACTTGATCAATACCTACACTAAAAACTAGGTTAGCTACCAATCCATGCAAGCAAATATTTTCGACTTGTCCTGTACTTAAAACTTTCCATTGGTTTTTGCTGCTTTCAACTAAGATTTCTTGTATTTGCTGGAAAGTCAGTTCATCCCACCAATCACGACTTAAGAGATTCAGATTCATTTAATACTCCTTAATTTCCATTTTTAGATTTTTTAGCTTTTCAGGTCTTTATAGGTTGCTGATAACTGACGACTGACAACTGGCAACTAATTAAAAATCTTCACTGAGAAGTTCACCAGGATCAATATTTTCACTGCGAACTTCTATTACTGGCTTTTGCCTTGCCTCTATAGCTTTTTTTAGGAGGTCGGCTAATTCTTTTTCAGAGGTTGCTTGTTGGGCTATTTGCTCTGCTTCTGATTGAGGTAATCCTTGAGTTACAGCCCAAGTAATTCCAGCTTGTTTGCGTTCTGATAGCACCGACTGTGGTTTGTTTGGCAAAGATACTTCCACATCTACTACATTACCAGATTCGCCAATTTCAGCGCCTAACTCATCAGGATTATAAATAGGTGCGCCAAGTGCTAAGTCGGGGCAAAACTCACGGAATCCGTTAGAAATCGCCCTTGCAAAAAGCATATTTTTGGGGTATTTTTTCCAGTTAGGATTCCCTGCGAGAAGTCCCGCTACTTGGGCATCGTCTTTTGAAAAAGAACTAATCCCTAAAGATTCCCAGTTGTTTTGCCAAAGCTCAAAAAACTCTAATTCGCAGATTTCTGGCGTGTGTTTAATTTTTTTGTATCGGTATTTACCCGATCCTTTAATTAAAGCCGCCATTAAATTAGCACTTAATGCAGGTTTTCCTTGTATTAAATGAATACCAGTCATCGAAGCAAAGGCTGGAATACCTAACTCTTTTCCTGCTAAAACTTTGACAAAACATTTAGCAGCACTTTGTACATCCCCAAACATTCCTGATTTTGCCAAAATATCAGAAACTTTGTAAATATCATCGACTGTTTTAAGTTCCAGCGGGGAAGATTTGATATTGACAATTTCACTAGACATAATGTTTTTCCTAAAAATAGGTGTAAGGATCGCTGAATTTACAAAATGAAGAAAGCTCGGTAACAAGCATCTATCTTCTGAAACTCGATTAATACAATCTTATAGTAAATTACTAGAATTGTCAAGCATTTTTAAAAAAAAACTTGCAAAAAACTTACAAAAAGATAATAGTACAAAAGAACTAAGTTATTATTGTAAATAGATTGTAGATAAGGGTATTAACAATGGAAGTCTTGATATATATAGCTTCTAGACTTTGTTAATACTGTTAACGCTATCTCCCAATATTATTTTCCTTGCTTTTCTTATTGTCTAGTTCGTTTATCTCTTTTTATCTTTTTTCCTCTATACAGTATCAACGGTATTAACAAACCTTGAAACCTAGACAGGGCAAAGATTTCGATTGTTAATAAGGTTATTAACAATCGAATTACAAAAGAACAGTAGATATACTTAGCATATTTAAATTAAATACTGCTATCTGCTTAGAGGATCGTTGCTAGTGATTCTTTAAAAGGCACTGGATAGCTTGAATTTTGAAAGACCCGTATTGTGTAAGCTGTTTGGACTGACCCCCAGTCGGCTATCTGTTGTGCCTCTGTGTAAACGACGCTTCGGGCTGACGATACCGGCCATTCTCGTTTTATTGTGTCCCCATCGTAAATTCTGACTACATAGCTGTCCAATTCTCCTGCTGCGTAAGCGAT